TTTAACTTTGCCACGACGCTTCGCAGCCGTTGTACGAGCGTATTCTTGAGGGCTGAGACTTTTGATCGCAGCCTCTGGGAGGTATCGCTCACCAGTTTTGCTAGACGGTTTACCACTTTTTGTCCTCCACTTTTGAGCGGTCCAGTTTTTCAATGACTGTTGGGGAGCCTTCACTTGTTGCGCTCCTCTAACAACTTGACGCGTAGTTGCAGGTCGTAAATCTTGTCCAGCAACTCTTCCTTCTGCTTTTGACGATTAGCAGCACTAATTGGACTGTCAGTCGGCACACCTTCCGGCGTGATCAACGCAGGCATTTTGCCTTCGATAGCAATCAGGCGATTGTTGAACGATGCGATCTCCGTCAGCAGCCAACCGACAGCGGCCAGCAGGACGGGAAACAACATGTCTACGATTTTTTGCATGTTCATTTGGAATTCTTACCGTTCAGTAAGTCAAACAAGGTCTTTATCTTATCTTCCAATATGGCTACGCGAAGGTCTAACTTCGACAGCACAATAATCAGGGTGATTAAAGCAAGTAGGATTGGCCATGCCCTGGTTACGATCTCAAAGAGATCAACGGTATCCACCGCCCTTCTCCTTGTATTTTTTAGCCAATAGTTGTGCCTTGCGCGCGGACCACTGTCCTGCCTTGGTGCCCTGTACCGCTCGAGCCTTGATCGACTCGAACAACTGCTTACGCATGCTCGGCTTCGTGTAGTTGCCAGCGGCGTTGACCTTGCTCTTAGCTTTCTTCGGCATTACTGCACTCCAGATAAATACAAAGCGCGCTCATCGTTACGACGCTTGACGAGTCCCGGCAACACTCGGCCCCCCGCCTTTGTCCACTTCAGAAACTCGTCAGCCGCTTCCTCAAAGTCACCCCGGTTCGTCTTCATCCGAAGGGAAGAGCGTTGGAGATTGCCAAGGCCCACGTTGAAGGCAAAAGATACGAGAGCATCAAAGACTCCCTGACGGCCAACAGCAGCAGGGCAAAGTCGAACCACACCACGCTCAAACCGGCCAAGGTCTTGAGCAAGTATCCGGTCCACCTCGTCCATTGAGAGAGTCCGATCCCAGCCTGCGGGTATCGGTAAACTCTTGCGTTCCTCATACTTCACCGCAGCGTGAGCCGGGTCTATAACGTGGCCGACCCCGACCGTCCATAGCAGGGCCGGACACCGATAAGGGCGCGTCCTTACGCCCTCATGATGTTTGATCATCTGTATTGCAGCAGGACTGACCTTCACTTCTTGCCGAAAGCCTGCGTGCCAAACCAGAAGGCAATGATTGACGACAGTATCAGCATCTCGTCATCTGAGAACACTTCAGCCATTGCAGCGGCAAACGGCACGCCTGTGTTGTAGGCATACCAGACGCCTGCGATGTTGATGGCGACGAGTTCTAGCACAAAGATGTAGGTCACAACCGGACGCACCGACGCACGCAGGTTGATCATCCATTGGGATGCGCCTTTGCCAATCTCAATGTCGTGCTGGTACAGGGCTTGGCGTTCCTCGCCTGCCGTCTGCGTCTGAATTTGCTCTAACTTAATTTCCTCAACCCGTGCCTGCGCGATAAACCCCCGCTCTGCAAGGGCTAGTTCGCGCTCTTTCTGAGCGGCAACAAGGGCAAGTTCGTGCTTTTTGTCCTGCCGGTCTTGGAAGATCTCAAGGATCTTAGGCAGTCCACCTGCGAGGAAAGACAGGAACGTGCTAATCATTGTCATCATTTGTTGCGTTCCTCAAGCAATTTGACCCGCAGTTGTAGGTCGTAAATCTTATCTAGCAGTTCTTCTTTCTGCTTCTGGCGATTAGCGGCGCTGATCGGGCTGTCCGTTGGTACGCCCTCTGGCGTAATCAGGGCGGGCATCTTGCCCTCTATGGCGATCAAACGATTGTTGAACGATGTGATTTCCGACAGCAGCCAGCCGACAGCGGCCAGCAACACCGGAAACAACATATCGACAATCTTCTGCATGTTCATTACTTGTCAGCCTTTTCGTCCAACTTGTCCCAAATGCGGGTCAGGATTTGCTCAATACGCTCTAAGGCGGACTTGTAATCATCGCGGCGTACGAACTGGTGCATCATCTCTTTGTGGTCACGCTGAAGGTTCTCTAGGCTCGTCGTAATCGAGCGCAGCGTCCATCCGGCAAATGCCGCAGCCACAGTCATCGCAATGTTGAAAGCCGCCTGATAGTCCACGTCACTTCTCCAAACTTAACTTGAGTGCGCCTTGCAGCATGTTACGGCCTCAGTTGGTTGCTTGGCCGCGGCGCCAAGTTGTTAATCATCATTGGCTGCTCTTGAAAGTCTTTTGCAGCGCGACTAGTAACTTGCACCTGCGCGGCTTGTGCTATCTGTCCAGCAAATTTGTTCCACGACTCTGCGTTTTTAAACTGCTTTAGAAACACACTCCGTTCACGAGCCGGAATTTGATTAAGCACACGATTAAACTCGCGGCCTGACTGGGCTGAACGAATCAAAGTTTCTAAGGTTTCCGCTTTCATTTTTTGCTCAAGCCCAGCCACAACCTCGTTAACGGTTGTTGATGCCCGAGTAAGGAACGGAAGCCGAAAGCGAACACTGCCTTTCTTTTCTGCTTCAGTCAGTGCCGCTCGACCAGCAGCCGCTTGTTTAACAGCGGTAGCATCCAAATCTAGCGTATCGGCAAGTTTTTTAAGGAATGGCATGTCTTTAGCCATTTCCTTGCTAATCTTGTAACGGCCTGATCCAAACAAGTCTTCCACCACGTCTGGCGATTCGCCACGAACCAAATCAATAATTTGCTGTTTGGACTCTGGCGTGCCCTTGGCATACAACTGCCGAATCTGATCAGCCAGTTCCATACCCTTGATGGACGACATGCCACCTTCAACAGACTTCAGGTAATCCCTAAAGCCTTTTCCGCCAGCCCTCTCAATAGCGTCGTCGAATAGCGGCTTAATTTCTGTCAGCACACGGGCGGCAAAACGCTCTTGCGCCTTAGCGTCCATGTTTGGGTTCAACTCACGGATAACGCCAGCAACGGCGTTCTTACGAATGGCATACAACGCTTCTGGCGTCACAACGCCAAACTCGTTGGTCCAGTCGTTAACCATGTCCACAACACGCGGAATGGCCGTAGCAGCCTCACGGTTAGTCGCAACTTCCGGGTTACGCAATAACGAGTTTAGGCTGCCAGTCAGTTTGGGCGCCGATATAGGCTCGATGCCGCGAGCCTTCATGCTTTCAAGCACGTTCTCTGCTGCGCGAGCGCGGCCACCAGCACGCAATGACTCTTCTGCTGCTTCCCCAGCACGACGCTCTGCCACGCCCATTAACTGACCGGGGAACGTATATCGCACGGGCGGACGAGGGGCAGCACCAGCAGATGCCGCTCTTGCGCCACCGCTGGCTACCCATGACTTTGCCCACTCTTCAGCACGATCAATCGCCGGAATAAACCGGCGAACCTTATCTACAGCATCTTTAACTTCTGCGCGAGCGTCATCGGCAATCGTTTGCAACTTCGGAATTACTTCGCCGGTTTTGCGAGCCGCCGCAAATGCCTCTTCTCGCATCGGAGTGGTTACGCCGGTCAACGACGCCTTGGCGCTTTCACGAGCGGCGCGGGCCGTCTCAGCGGTTGGACCACCAGCAATCCGAGTCAACTCATTAACAACGTCTTGCGATTCGCGCTGACGGAACGCATTGATAACTTGTTTCGGATCGCGTTGCTCTGCACGAGCCAACAATGCTTGCAGCAAAGGCAAATCCATGTCAGCAATCAATCTGCTAACAGGAACATCAGGCTGCGCGTCCCGCATGGGGATTTGCTGACTAGCGATTGCTTGCTTCAGAGCATTGACTTCGTTGTTGGCGGCTGTGCGGATTAACTCGTTAGCACGAATGTCAGGGGTACGGCCAGAAAGGGCGTCTACAACGGCGCCACCACCCTTTGCCAACACTTTGGCTACGGGCGGCAATACTTGCGTCGCAGCCGCTCCAAATGCGGCTGCTTCTGGAGCCGCTTCTGGCTCAACCACTAACGCGCCACCACCTGCTGCGCCAGCGCCGCCAAGCATCTGGACGCCACGACGGGTCACAGCGCTAGTAGTAGCAGGCAATCCAGTTCTAAATCCGCCTGTTTCTAATGACGTAGCAATCGGAGCAAGAAATCGTTGTGTTGCAGGGATAGCCGTTGCTATGCCACGGGTAATGCCACCAAGTATCGGCCCAGCCAAAAGACTGCCAGTAAAGCCAGCAAACCCTCTAACCGCAGCCTGACGCTCTTCTGGCGTCATGCTGGTTTCGGCTACCTGAGCGCGAAAGCCGGTTGCGCGGTCGCCAATATCGCCAATCGCAGGTAGTCTACGAGACGGTATTTCAGCCTCCGGTGCAACCACGCGTGGCTGTGCAGGCGCAGCAGGCGGAGCGGTCTTAGCCAGATAAGCGTCTGGATCAAAAGCCGGTCCTTTTTTTGCCAAATACTTATCTGGATCAAAAGCCATTATCGAACTCCGAGTCGTGCCTTGATTTCCGCCGCTCGTGGATCGGTTGGATTGGAGTTAGCCCAATTCAACGCTTGTTGATCTTCGGTGCTTAATGTAGCCGGAGCCTGACCACCCAACCGGGCTTTTTCTTCGGCTTTTCGCACGCCGTTCCTAATGATCTCTTGGAACTCACGTCCTGCCTTAATAAATTCTTTTTCGTTT